TGACAGAATCAAAGGCGGAGAAAATGCTTACCGAGAAGGTGTTAATGAGTTCAGAAGTGTAGTAGCAAAAACTGCTTCTGATTTAGGGCTTGATGCTTCTAACCCACAGATTTCAAGTTACCTTTCAGCCCTTGGCGAAAATGCTTACCTGCATAACTGGACATCTGCACAAATCGAAGGTGTTATTACAAGTAACCCAGATATTGTTAAACAAATTAAAGGTGGAGTTTATTCTTCACAGGTTCAAGATATTGCAGATTATGCAAATACAATGGGTGTTAACTTGTCTGCTGGAGATAGAACCAACTTTACACAGCGCTTGCTTGGCTTAACAGACAAGAACGGTATCCGTGTACAGTCTAAGCCAGATGATATTAAAGCAGAGATTCGCAAGAACACTGCTACAAAGTATTCAGTTTTTGCTGACCAAATTAATGCTGGAGTCAGCCTATGGGATTTAACTTCTTCATACCGACAGAAGGCTGCTGACTTACTTGAAATTGACCCAGACACACTTAAGTGGGATGACCCATTAATGAAAGATGGAAAACTATTTCAATCAGTTGACCCTAAGACAGGTGCCATTGTTGCTCGCCCACTGTATGAAGCAGACAAAATGATTCGTGCAGATAATCGTTGGCAGTACACAAAGAACGCTACTGATACATACGATAAATATACATACTCAATTCTACAGAAGTTTGGAATGGTGAGTTAATGGCAAGTCCTAATAAACCAGTAAATGGTGTTGTAACAGTAAAGCCTGGAGACACAGTTAGTGCTATTGCCAAGGCTAATGGTTTAACAACTAAAGAAGTTCTTGCTTTAAATCCAGTACTTACATCAAACCCTAAGTATGACAATGGCAATATGATTTGGTCTGGTACACAGATTAAAGTTGCTGCTCCAGCAAAATCAACAGTATTTACACAACCAATGACTATTGCTGGTCAAGTTACAACAGAGCCAACAACATCGGCAGCAACCACTACCCCAACAACAACCACACCAGTCACAACCACACCTGTTACTACAACACCCACAACAACAACACCTACAACAACAACACCTACAACTACTGAACCTGTAACCCCACCATTTCAATACACGGGTCCAACTGGTGTAAGTCCTACTCAAGTAGATGGTGGAGGAGTTACTGGCACAATGCCAGGAGGGGCAACTGCTTATAGTGGTGGATTTACTCAGGCTGATATTGATGCTGCCTTTAAAAAAGGTCAAGAAGAAGCAGCAGCCAAAGCAAAGGCAGATGCCGATGCGGTTGCCAAAGCAGCAGCAGATGCCAAGTATGCTCAAAAAGTTTCTGCCGTAGATAAAATGATTGCCACATTTAAGGCTAAAGGTATTGATGATAAAGAGTTCTCTGATTTAATCAATAGCGAAATCATGAACGATACTTCAACAGAAGATTTGCTTCTTAAGTTGCCAGATACTGCTGCTTATCAAAAGCGTTTCCCGGGCATGAAAGCATTGGCTGCAAAAAATCGTGCAATTTCTGAGGACTTGTATATTAAAACAGAAAATCAAATGGTTCAAACATTACGCTTTTATGATTTGCCTACAGGTTTTTATGATAACCGTGAGATGCTTGGCAAAATTATTGGCAATGAAGTATCTTCAAAAGAAGTACAAGATAGAGCACAGGCTGCACAAGATTTGGCTAAAACAACAAACCCACAGATTCGTACAGCACTTAAAGAGTTCTATAATCTTGGCGAAGGTGACATTACTGCTTACATGCTTAATGCCGATATTGCTGGACCATTGGTTATGAAGCAAGCACGAGCAGCGGAAATTGCTGGTCTTGCAAAGACTGCAGGATTCTCCGCCTTTGATTCAAATGCAGCAGAAGCCCTTGCACAACAAGATGTTTACAATAAGTTGAGTTTGTCTGATTTGGCAGCAGGTATTGGTAAGGCTGGCATTCTTTCTGAAACACAGAAGCGCCTTGCTTACCTTGAGAATCAAACATATAACGATAAGGAAGCGTTGGCTGCAACATTTGAAGCAGACCAGCAATCTATCCTTGCATCTCAAAAAAGAGCAGCCCGCGAGGGCGCACGCTTCTCTGGTGGCTCTGGACTTTCCAGTGGTTCGCTAAGAGAATCTAGCGGAATATAAAAGAATCCCCACCCTGACCGACCAGCCCAGGGGGGCGTAATAGTCTGGTAGCGATAGCCAACATAGTTTCCCCGAACTGTGTTGTGGATTGCGAATACAACAACTAACAAGGGAGATAGGTAGCATGGCTACAAATTATGCAGATGATGATGATTTCGATGAGGACTTTGAACCTCAGGATGTTGTCAAACAACTACGCAAGGTAAACCGCACGCTTGAAAAGCGTATGAAAGAACTTGAAGTAGAAGCAACAACACTCAAGAATCAGACTCGTCAGCGCACCGTAAAGGATGTGTTGACTTCAAAGGGTATTAACCCAAAGGTCGCAGCGTTCATACCTCAGGACTTAGATGTTACAGAGGAGGCAGTTAATAACTGGCTTAACGAATATGGCGATGTCTTTGGTGTTAAGGATGCAGAGACTAAAGAAGGCGAGAGCCAGTCACAAGCAAACAACCCAGCGTTACAAGCACAACGCCGTATCAATGATGTCGTATCGTCAGGAACCCCACCAGGGATAGATGAAGATATGTACGCACGAATGGCAAATGTCAAAAACGCTGCTGAACTTAACGCATTACTCGGTATTTCAGTTCAGTAATTAAACAACTACCAATCACCAGGAGGTGAACCACATGGCATACACAGATTCGTCAGCACTCGCTGGCTTAATCAAAACCGCGTATGACCGCTATGTTGAGTTTGCGCTTCGTTCACAGCCACTGATTCGTTCAGTCGCCGACAAGCGCCCTGCTCAGCAAGCAATGCCAGGTTCAAGCGTTGTATTCTCAATCTACAATGACCTTGCACCAGCAACCGCTGCACTATCATCTGAAACAGTTGACCCAGATGCAGTAGCACTATCAGATGTAACAACAGTTGCAGTGACACTTGCCGAATACGGTAACGCATCACTCGTAACTCGTAAGTTGCAACTGTTCTCACTCTCAGATGTTGACCCTGCTGTTGCAGACATCATCGCTTACAACATGGCAGACTCACTAGATAAGTTGGCTATGGAAACTTTGCGCCAAGGCACAAATGTTATCTACTCAGCATCATCTACTGCACGCACATCAACTGCTACAATGACAGCAACAGATACAATCACTGCTGCTAACATCCGTAAGACAGTTGCAAAACTCCGTTCAAACAAGGCTGTTCCTCGTGAAGGTTCCCTTTACTGGACAGGTATCCACCCAGAAGTTTCACACGACCTTCGTGCTGAGACAGGTTCAGGCGGATGGCAGGACCTACACAAGTACGCAGAGACAGGTCAGGGACAATTCTGGGCTGGTAACATCGGTACTTTTGAAGGTTCTATGTTCATCGAAACACCTCGTATGTACCGTGGTGTAGATGGCGCTGACCAGTCAGCACTTGCTACAACAGCAGTAACTGTTGCTGGAACATCAGCAGGTTACACATTTGGTGTGGCTTCAACATCTGTAATCGCAACTTCTGCAGAAGCAGGAGACAAGATTTCAGGTACAGGTATTGCATCTGGTGCAAAGATTACATCTTTGGTTACATCAGGTTCAACAACCACAATTACTGTTGATACTGCTAACACAGCAGCAGTGACAGCAACAACAGTTGTAACAGTTACACCAGTAACTGCCGTTTACCGCACAATCGTTGCTGGTAAGCAGGCACTTGCTGAGGCTGTTGCACAAGAGCCAAATGTTGTAATCGGACCAGTCACTGACCGTTTGCTCCGTTTCCGCCCAATCGGTTGGTACGGTGTTCTCGGCTTTGCTCGTTACCGTGAGGCTGCTATGTACCGTATTGAATCTTCTTCTTCAATTCAGGCGTAGTTAAATCGTAGTTGAGGGGGCGGTGCATCGTGCCCGCCTCCTCTCTACATTAATCAAGGAGGAACAATGGCTCAGTATTTATTTAAGACACCATATGTAGCAGAAACACCTGCAGGTTGGCACCGCCTCTTAGCCCGCTATGCGATTAACCGTGGCGTGACAGTAATGATGATTGATGGAACTTACTCCTCATATCGCTTCCCTTCACAAACAGAGATGGCTACTGCTACTGAGACTTATCTTGGTGGGCATCAGTATGTTATTGATGAACAAACAAAGACTCGTTTGACGGATAGCAATATCGGAGGAAATTATGGAGACTACATCACGGCAATATAATTGCAATGAGCGTGGACACATTGGCAAAATAGCAAAGAGTGGCTATCAACTTATAGATGGCGACATGAGATTTACTGTTGAGTTGTTTGGTTGCACCAAGTGTGATGCCACCTCAACAGAACCATGGGCTGATGCAGGTGAA